CCAATGGGCGTCAGGTCAAACACCTGACTCTTCAAAATGCGAAAACGATTGCCGAACAAAAGGTTCTTGACGGCATTCACAGTGCCCAACGAATCCCCCGTCAGATTCTTAAACACGTCCTCCGAATTGAGCTGTGCTCCATTGGTCTGCGAATCCAAAATGACACAGACGAAGACCTTCGCCGGAACCTGCGTGTCGGAAGCCGGAGAAGCATCGACAGCAGCCGGATTCGTGACGCTCCCCTTCAAAATCAGACCGTCAATGACGATCCGCTTTCCGTCGCGGGACTGCTCAGTGTCCCCCTGAGCAGGGCAAGACAAGCACCCGGAGCAGCCACCAGATGGATCAGCCTCACCGCCGGTCATAGCGGCGGCGGCCGAAATGGCGGTAGTGCCGAGCGCCATATCGAGGAACTTCTTCTCAATCCCGAGAAAGCCCGCAGTCGCGGCATTGGCAATCACACGGGCAGCAGAAACCTTGGTCTGCCGGGACTTGGCCGTGGAAAGACGAGCCCCCTGAGCCATCAGGGCAGAACGGCTGCGCTTCTTCCCTGACTTGGAACCCTTTGAACTCTTCGACCGACTGCGCTTCGACATCGCTCAGCGCAAAAACCCCGCTACAAAAAAGGCCCTCTATTCTCGAAAAAATTTTGAAAGTCCTCCCCCTCCACCCAAATCCACTCGGCCGTCAGGAACAGGCCCGAGCTGTAGAATGTGACCAAAGTCCAGCAACCGACGCCGTAACGGCGAGTCATCCCAGTCAACCTTGATAGAAAGCGGGTCATACCAATCTCTCGGGTGATAATTGCTAGTAAAAACGACCCATTTCGCCGCCAAGTTGACATGGGACCCCTTACACTCGACAGTATAGGGGGATGAATCGAGCACACGAAGGAGCTCACGAAAAGGATACTGACCTTGAAATTCGTCCCAGACAACATACTCGTGGCCATCGTAATCGTCCCACCACTTGGAATTCGACTTCCAGTACGCGTCACGAAAAAATTCCTTGCAATACTGAGTCTTCCCACAGCCAGAAGGTCCGATCACGCAGAGGAACTGCGTGATCCAATCGCGCTTGGGGGCCTTCACGCGCTTATAAGTAGAAAACGCCTTGTGATAACGCGTCATAGACGAAAAATGGTCATCCCATAGAACAACATCACTCGCGCCATTGTCGATGGCGCGTTTCACATGAACCAAGTCGCTCCGCTTCCCTTGTTCCTTCTGCTCCCCGTGGAACCAGGGACCGTCGACACGAGTGTCGATTTTGGTACAATAAGTAACAGCTTGTGCTTGAGACCCCCGGCGAACCATGAGCGCTGCGCGCTCAAAGCCCGGGACCGCGTGAACTTGCTTCATACTCTTTTTGCCGCTGCACTCAAGGTACCCTTGATAATGCAGCACGTTATTATCGTGACCGATTTCAAGCTGCCATACGCAGAACGCGAACCACTCAGGAAACTCCTCGCTGAGCAGCGAGGTAACTTCGCCGTCGGCGAAGTTAATCGTAAAGCAGTAGTTCCGGGCCTGCGTGGACATCTCGCTGACGGCTCGAACGCCTCGACTCTGTCGCTTGCAAAGCTCCCTCGGCTCCGCTAGAGACCACTAAGCCCTCCACACCGCACAGAAAACCAGAAAAACCAGAGGTTTTAACCAGAAGTGACCGGTAATATAGGCGGTCACTTCTGGGCGCGACAGGTCTCGCGCATGCATACGGATTACCCCCCGTGTCGTTGACCTCCGTACGGGACCCACCCGTGGCATCACAGGCGGCGCGACGCGCCGCCGGGCGACGGGTCGCTTCGCGACCACGCGCATTTGCTGGGGCTGCGCCCCCGCCCCCCCGCGGGCTTCGCCCCGCCCCACCGGGGAGACCCCGGACCCCCATGGGGGCCTTGCCCCCAGACCCCCGCATGGGTCTATGGCGCTAAAGCGCCCCCTAACCCTACCTCTAAGCCCTAGCCTTCGCCGCTACCCGCGGCGGCGGCAACCTCCTGATTCCCTAACCCGGGGCGGCGCGCTGCGAGCGCGCCTTCCCGGACCCTATAGGCTAACGCAGTGCCGGTAGGCTAACTGGCGACAGATAGGCTAAATGGGGGAACTCTGTTCGATTTATTTCTTCGAGTTCTTCTTGGAGGCCTTCGGCTTCTTGGGCATCATGGCCGCCAGGTAGCTGGCGTATGCCCGGCAGATGGAGACCCGCGCCGCCTTCGGCGTGTCGTAGTTGTCGAAGATCTCGGCAAGGTCAGGAACGTCGTCATCGACGTTCAGCGGGGGCGAGCGCGGGCGCTTGGCCGGCTGCTTCGCGGCCGGGCGCTTGAGAATGGACAGACGTTCCGCGGCGTCTTTTTCCGCCTCAGTCGGAACGAAGGGCTCTTCGGACGAGCTCTCGCGTTCGCCGTCCTCCTCGAAGTGCAGAGGAGACTCTGGTTGATGATCGGAAACAAACTCCTCCATCTGAAAATTTTCTTCGAGTTGATTGTGAGGAGCGTTCATCGTGCCCAGGGTCGTGTCAACATCAGTAATCGCTGCGCGGTGTTCAGACATCTACAGGGAGTTAGAAAGAGTCGAACCTGGGGCACATCACTACCCAGTCAAAACAGTAGCATCCTGGTCGGCTGTAGTCCTTGACACCCAGAAAAATTCAAAATATTTATTTTGCGCCCAAATTTGAATTTGGCGCCGAACCTCCGGCGGCCCTCCGGGGGCCCTGCCGGGAGCGGCCTCGCCGGCCGGGCGGCCTGCGGCCGGCCTACGGCCCGGTGTAATAACGAAACCGCGAATTGTACTCAAGCGTAGGCTGCTGGTATGACTCTACACCAAAGCCAGGATGTTGACTAACAGTACAGACAACACCGAAATTATTGTTGATACAGCTTAGGTATGTACGATCATTCACAGCAGGGTTAAACTTTACGACAACATTCAACGGAACAAAAAAATCAAACCCGACAGATGTCCCGGCAGCAACAATCTCATCGGGCAATAGTGGATCTGCGATAACAAATGCTCCCGCAGGAATGTCAATAAATTCCACACGCAGGACGTCAAACCTATCCGCGCGATATGGATTCCGCAGAGGATAGACAGCGCCCTGGCCGTTCGGAGAAATAAAAACGTCATTCGCAGAAAATGATTGCGAAGAGTCCCCGTAATCCGGGTACTTGTCCAAAACAAGAGCAATCATTACGCGCCGACCCATCGGGGCGCGAGTAACATGAGCAGCGGGAGCCATTTCCACTTGGCCGCGAATCTGCCAAGACACAACCTTGCAATAAGATCCATTACGATGGCTAGGCCCTGAGCCAGTCTCAGGGCCAAATGGAGTGTCGGCGTTAGCATAAATACTGATAACAGCCGCGTTATTGAGGACCTCTTCAATAGTAACGTCGGCAAGAAATGTATCATAATACTTCAACTCCTTCGAAAAAATCGTGCCAACAGCGGGGAACGGGCCGTTAAACGGCAACAGCACATCGTCATAATCATCGGAATCGCCACGCAAACGCTTAGCAGCGCCGAGGTCACGGCCACGGCCGCTAGACCGGGCAGCATTCTTCTTCATCAACCTCTTATCTCCAAAATATTTTTAGCCGGGAAAACCCGTATTTTTGTATTTTTAAATGATGTTCAGCCCTGAAAACGAATACGAGCGTTGTACATGAGCTTGCACAACGTGCTCGTTGAAAACGCGACAACATGAAGCGAATTGTCGATCACATTCGCAACATTCGCGTCGGTGCCAGCATTGAGGTTCACGGGCAGCCCGCCTTTGAACGGGATGTACCAGTCAAAGTCGCGACGCACAGCATTGTAAACGTACGTCGTGCCCGTCTGGACAGTGCCAATGGGCGTCAGGTCAAACACCTGACTCTTCAAAATGCGAAAACGATTGCCGAACAAAAGGTTCTTGACGGCATTCACAGTGCCCAACGAATCCCCCGTCAGATTCTTAAACACGTCCT